GCACAAACTATAGATTTACACCAACAGTGGCTGGTAAGTATCTTGTTTATGGTCAAGTCAATGCAAGTAATAGTAATGGAGAACAATATGAGTATGGAGCTATTCTTCTTTATAAAAATGGCTCTGAATTAGCTAGAAATGCAATCGACCCTAGTAATAATTCTAACGCTAAAAGTAACCAAATTATACAAGCTATAAGTATGATTGTTGATTTTAACACCACTGATTATGTGGAGATGTATGTAAAAGCAAATGTAGGTTCTGGAACACCAAGTATTTATGGAGCTAGTAGTGCTTCACCCACATATTTTGGAGCTTACAAGTTAGTAGGAGTATAGATGACCAGTAAACTCAAAGTAAATATAATTGCTGATGGTGGTGATAATGCAATCTTGACTTCTGATGGGTCAGGCTCTTTAACACTGAATAATGCTGCGTTAAAAAATACTCCTGCTTTTTTAGCGTACAAGACTTCGGCGCAATCTATAGCTCACGCTACTAACACACAGTTACAGTACAACGTAGAGGCTTATGACACAGATAGCGCTTATGATACCTCAACATATAAATTTACAGTGCCCTCTGGTGCAGCTGGTAAATACTATTTTTATGCAAACAATGGACTTGAAAATACTGCACCTTCAAGAATGTTACTTAGAATAAGACTTAATGGTAGCACGGATATGGCTGCCGTTGAAACTGGTAATGCTGGTAATTATTCAAATATTTGTGTATCTACAACAAGAACATTAAGTGTAGGAGACTATGTTGATGTTACATTTTACCATGACGTAGGCTCTACAAGTAATACCACAGTTGGACAGGACAGATTTTACTTTGGTGGATATAAGGTGATAGGAGCATAACATGGCACTTAATACATTACCCGCAGGAGCTTTTGCAGATGATGCAATCACAGCAGATAAAATTAATTTAGCTAACACATTTGCTTTTACTGGTACTGTGACAGGTGCAGGAGCTCATGAGAAATTACATTCCATCACTGCGTCTAATGGAGATTCAGATTGGACTTTTTCAAGCACATATCTAACTAGCACATATGACAAATACTTTTTTACATTTCAAAATATCTTACCAACAAATGACTCCAATTATTTTATAGCTAGGTTGAGTTTTGATAATGGCAGTAATTACATAAGTTCAGGAAATTATCAAAAAGTATCATTTGAAGGAGAACAAGGTACTTCTGGTAATGCAACATCTTCAAGATATGCAAGTGCTGCAACTTATATGATGCTTACTGGTAGTTCATCTGACCAAGGAAATGCATCAGACGAACAGGTTAATGCCATTGCTTATTTTCACAATAATAATGTGGACTACAAAGCATTAAGTTTTATGGGTAACTACAGATATTCTGGTGGTCAACATGCAGGAGTATATTCAAGTCATGTTTTAAAAACAAATCAAACTGATAGATGTAATAATATTAAATTTTATTTTAATTCTGGAACTATTGTTTCTGGAAAAATAACCTTATATGGAGTTAGACAATAATGCCAAGGTTTCATAACATAGATGGGGTACGAGTGCAGTTTACGGCAGAGGAAGAAACAGCTAGAGATGCTGAAGAAAAAGCATGGGTTGACGGTGCTTTAGATAGAGCACTTATAGTTTTAAGAGATCGAAGAAACAGTTTATTAGCAGAAACAGATTGGTGGGGTGCCTCTGACAACACCATGACAGACGCACAGAAAAAATATAGACAAGATTTAAGGGATTTAACGGCAGGTCTAGATACTGTAGATAAAGTAAATGCAGTTGTCTGGCCTACAAAACCGTGATAATTTAAGCTATGGCATCAACATTTTCAGATAGATTAAAACTAGAACTACAAGCATCAGGCGAAAACGCAGGTACTTGGGGTGATAAAACAAACAATAACCTTGAGGTTATTGATGCTTTTGTAAATGGTTATTTATCTAAAAGCGTAGCAGGATCTTCTGATGTCACATTAACAACTGCTGATGCTTCAGCTACAGCAGAGTCTTCTAACAAAGTTATTGAACTTACAGGAGCTTTGACTGGTAACATTAAAGTGTTGGTACCAGCTAAAGAAAGTAATTACGTAATATTTAACAATACTACAGGTTCTTTTACTTTGACAGTGGCCCCTACGGGTCATACATCAAATGGTGTAGCCATAACTCAAGGCTCACACACCATGGTTTACAACAAGTCTGACAGATGTGTCGATATGTTAGGAGCTAAAGTAGGTACAACTGGCACCACTTACATTGGTAGTGGAGCAGAGTTGACAGGCATTGACATCATACCAGCTGGTTCTTTAATGTTATTTCAACAATCATCTGCTCCTACAGGTTGGACTAAAGGCACAGCTCACGATAATAAAGCATTAAGAGTTGTAACAGGCTCTGCAAGTTCAGGTGGATCTAATACTTTTGCAGCAGCATTCAACAACAATCAAACAGTTAGTGGAACAACAAGTAGCACAAGTGTTACTATTACAGGCTCTACGGCTGCACACACACTTACTATTTCCGAAATGCCCGCTCACACTCACACAGAGGGTAGTATAAATGAGTTTGGTACTACATCCTCTACTTCTACTGGCACAAGAAATACAGGTAACGCATCACCAGGTAATCAGTTTGAAACACAATCAACTGGTGGCGGGGGTAGTCACTCGCATGACGTTGGAACTTTAGCAGGTGGTTCGCACACACATACATTCTCAGACACATTTAATCTCGATGTGCAGTATGTTGATTTAATTATTTGCTCTAAGGATTCGTGAAACTTAAAGTCAAAGACAATTGTCCTCTCGATAATTTTAACCCATGTCGCAAGTTTGAATGTGGCTGGTTTATACAGATACGTGGTAAACATCCTCAAACAGGTGAAGAAGTTGATGAATATGGTTGTGCGATGGCACTTATGCCTATGTTAATGATTGAAAATTCAAGACAAACAAGTCAGGCAGGATCAGCTATAGAGAGCTTTAGAAACGAAATGGTCAAACAAAACATGACAACTTTGTCAACATTAATGAAAGGTATGGATAAGAAAAAACTAAAATGATAGAAGGCGATTTAAAAGATCACGACATAAGATTGTATTTAGGTATGCCTATGTACGGCGGTATGTTAGGTGAGAACACATTACATGGAGTATTGGGCCTCCAAGCATGGACCTCGGACCAGGGCGTAGGTATGAAACTACAAACCATGGGTAATGAGTCGTTAATAACTAGAGCACGAAATACTATCGCCACTATGTTTTTAGACGATCAAAATTATGTTGGAACTCATTTATTATTTGTAGATGCAGACATTGGTTTTGTTCCTCAAAATATAGAAAGACTAATTAGGGCTGATAAAGATATAGCATGTGGTATATACCCTCGTAAGTGCATACATTGGAATCAGGTCAGAGATGCTGTAAAAAATAACCCCGATATTAGTGATGACGAACTTTTTTACAAATCATTAGGTTATAATCTTAATTTTAAAGATCCAAAAAATATACAGATGATAGGAGGATTTGTAGAGGTTTTAGAGGCAGCTACTGGTATGATGCTTATAAAACGTGACGTATTAAAGAAAATGCAAAAAGCATATCCTGAGCGTAAATATAGATCTGATCAAATAGTAAATGGTTTGAGGTTTAAATCAGATAATTGCTTTGATTTATTTGGTGTCGGTAAGATTGACTGGGACGAAGAAGAACGATATTTAAGTGAGGACTATTATTTTAGTAGATTATGGTCTAAGATAGGCGGTAAAATATGGGCTGATGTGGGTGCACCCTTGACACATCAAGGTAATATGCACTTTAAAGGTCACGTAGGTACAATATTTAGTAGAGCAAATGACACTGACAAAACTAAAACTCAGACCGGGGATTCAAAAACAGACAAGTGATTTAGGGGCTTCTGGTACATTTACTGATTGTGACAATATTAGATTTAGATATGGCTTACCCGAAAAGATAGGTGGTTGGGCTAAAAATACACAAACTACAATTATCGGTGTTCCACGAGATGCTCATCATTGGGTAGCATTAGACGGCACTCGATTAGCTGCGCTAGGCACAGATAAAAAACTTTACATATTTGCTAATGATGTTTTGTATGACATCACACCTATAAGACAAACAAACAGCTCAGTAACAACTATATTTACCACAACGAACGGGTCAGCTAATGTGACTGTAAATGTGAATGGACACGGTGCTCTTGTAGGTGACGTTGTTACTTTCTCTGGAACAACAAGCTTATCTGGCACAAGTTTTAGTGCTAGTGATTTTGATAGAAGTTTTGAAGTCAAATCAGTTACAGGCACAAATTCATTCGTAATACAACAAGACGCAAATGAATCAACAGGTAGCGTTACGACAGGAACAGCCACAGCTAAGTTTGAAATAAACACAGCACCCGCTTTTTCTACGTTTGGTTATGGTTGGGGCACAAATGGTTATGGTGGATTTTCAACAGCGGTCAGTAATCTACTTAATGGAGCATTATTAGATGACACTGCCGGGACAGGAGGTTCAGGTACATCTATAACACTTGACAGCACAACAGATTTTTCTACTGCAGGTAAGATAATAGTAGATGATGAGATAATATCTTACACAGGTAAAACATCTACAAATTTGACAGGTATAACAAGAGCTGTAGATAGCTCTACAAGATCAGCTCATGCAGATGACTCAGTTGTAACGTTGTTTGAAGACTCAGCTGATGCAAACGCATGGAACATACCAAGTAATAGCTCAAGCACAATTCTAGATGGTAGAGATTGGTCGATAGATAATTTTGGTGAGCTGATGATAGCAACAGCATTAAATGGATCTACCTTTCAATGGTCACCAACATCTGACGGCTTAGCAGGTAAAGCAAGTCTAGTTACAAATGCTCCAACAGCCAGTAAGTTTTCTTTAGTGTCAACACCAGATAGACATTTAATATTATTTGGTACAGAAAAAACAGTAGGCACAGCATCTTCTCAAGATCCTTTACTTCTACGCTTTTCATCACAGGAAGATATTAATACCTACGAACCACGGGCCACGAACACTGCAGGGTCACTACGTATACAAGATGGATCTACGATTGTTGGTGCTGATAAAGCACGTGGTCAAATTTTAGTTTGGACTGACACCTCGCTTCACGGACTACAGTTCATTGGACCACCATTTACTTTTGGTTTGAACCAATTAGGAAAGAACTGTGGACTACTTGGACAACATGCTGCTGTCGTTGTTAGAGATGTATCTTATTGGATGGGTCAGAATGCATTCTTTGTATTTGATGGTACAGTAAAAAAATTACCATGCAGTGTTGATGATTTTGTATTTGAAAATATAGACTTGACACAGACAGATCAAATATTCGCAGGAGTTAATACAGAGTTTGCAGAGATAATTTGGTTTTATGTAACTAATCCAAACAATGATGTAAATCCACAAATTAATAAATGTGTCGTTTATAATTATTTAGAGCAAACATGGGCTGTTGGCACACTAAATAGAACAACATGGGTCGATCGTGGTGTATTTCAAAATCCTTTTGCAACTGAATATCTTAAAGATAGCGTCGCAAACGCTACACCAACAATTATAGGATTATCGAATGGTGTTTCAAGATACTACAAACATGAGTTTGGTAATGATAATGATGGTGCAGCCATGCAATCTTTTATACAAAGTGGTGACTTTAACATAGATGAGGGTGGAGAGCAGTTAATGCGTATTGCTAGATTCATACCTGACTTTAGAGATCAGACAGGTAATGTTAGTGTAACTTTTAGTTTTAAAAATTACCCTTATGGTAATGTTGTAAGTCAAACAGCCACCACCGTACAAACTACAGATATTAAAAAAGATCTTAGAGGTAGAGGAAGACAGGCTAACTTTAAAATAGAAAGTAACGTTGTTGGTGGTAATTTTAAAATGGGCACGTTTACAATAGATGCCTATCCTGATGGTGGTAGATAATGGCTAAGATTGCACAAACAAGATTCCCTGACCCTCCGGATAATTATGATCCAAGATCTTTTGCTGAATTAGTCAGACAATTAGAGCAACTCATATTACAATTAAACTTTTCTTATCAGCAGGACAACGCTGATGAGCAAACGAGAAGGGCGTTTTTCTTTGGATAATGGCAGACGTATTTAAAAGATTTATATCTAATTTAACAACCACAAATGCGACCACAGTATTTACTGTGCCACAGGCAGATGTATCAGCATCACCTCCTGTGCCTGTATCTACTTTTGTAGTTAAGAGTTTATCTGTACACAATTATCATGCATCAGATAGTATTACTGTGACTATTACACATAATAATGGCTCTGCAGATTTTGAGGTAGATGAAGTGGATGTCAGTGCTACGGACACGACTACAAGACAGGATGTAAAGGTTTTTGAGGCAGGAGATGCATTAAAAGTGACAGCTAACGCAGCAAACAAGGCTATGGTCACAGTATCACTGCTTGAAATTAAACAGCAACAATAGTACAAATAGAGGTTAATATGAGCACAATTGTAGAGGAACCAAAGATCATAGGGTACAAAGACATCAATGGCCAACAGGTTCCTATATACAGTTGCAAAACGGAAACAGTCATTACTCATAAGAAGACTGGAGCTAATTATGAGTCAGAAGAAGCAGTGTCTGCAGATGTTGCCGATCCTAATACCGATACTAAAGAAGAAGATATACGAAGAGATATTAAGATTTTTGCACCTAGACTAGGTATGGGTGCCACTAATAAGGAAGAATAATGTTTAAAAAGATCTTTAAGGCAGCAAAAGATTTGGTCAAAAGTCCTATTGGACAGATAGGAATAGGTTTATTAGCACCACAACTAGCAGGTGCAAGTGGCATTCTTGGTGGTATCGGTAAATTTGCTGCTGCAAGTCCCGCTTTATTTCAAGGTGGCATAAGTTTATTAGGTGGTGATAGACCCGAAAATGTATTAAGAAACTTAGCACTTGGTGCAGGTTTATCGGGTCTGCGAAATGTAGCTAATGACGGAACATTTATGGGTGGTATATCAAACTTTACTGGCATGGGTGAGGGTAAGACTGGAACTGTCGCAGACTTTTTTAAATCAAAACCTAAACCAAAATTTGAAGACTTTGCACTAGAAAAATTTGGTATTGAGAATATTGCTGAATCACCAAATTTTGAATCTGTATTAGCGGAATACAATAAGATTCCGACCGCTTCAACATTTACAAATATTCTCAATAGCCCTATTACACCTTACGCTGCACAATTTGCAGTAACAGCTGCTCTTGCTAAAATGGCTGCAGATCAAGCAGAAGATGCAAGAGCATTTTACAATCCAGATGAAAATCCCTACTTTGCTGCGCAGGGAGGTGGCATACAAAAGTTTGCCATGGGCACACCAAAGTTCCCAAGAATGACGGGAGATATTAGTGGACCAGGAACTGGTACATCTGATAGTATACCTGCTATGCTGTCTGATGGAGAACATGTATTAACGAAACAAGAAGTCTCACAAATAGGCGGTGGAGATAATGACTTAGGCCATCAAAGATTGTATGCTGCAAGAGAAGGTTTAAGAAAACAAGCAAGAGCAAATGGAATTGGTAGAGTATAATGTCAACAGCTTATGAAGATTTATTAGCACAACTTTATGGCAACATAGGTAGGGCTAGTGAGAGATTTACATCAAATATTGTAAAACCATTTATGGACAAAGCTCCTGATGTGCCTTTACGAGGTGTAGCCGGACCATCTGATTTACAAGAACAATATTTTGCAACTGCAGCGAATATGGCAACCGGACAACCTGATTTTTTCGGTAGAGGCATAGCAGCTTTAGATCAAGCAGCAGCAACTGCAGCAGATGCCACTCAGACTTATGATCCGCAAAGTTTTCAAAAATTTATGGACCCCTTCCAACAAAATGTTATTGACGAATACACTAAAGAAATGAATCGACAATTTGATATCTCTAAACAAACAAGGGATGCAGCAGCACAAAGAGCGGGAGCTTTTGGTGGTGATAGGTCGGGTGTATTAGAAGCGGAAGCAACGAGAGGTTTTCAAGATACATTAGGTAGAGGAATCGCCGGTTTATTATCTAGTGGATTTAGAGATGCACAAACGAGAGGCATGACAGAGTTTAGTGACAGAATGAAAAACATTGCACAAGCTGCAACCACTCAGGGTAACATAGGTCAAACATTTGGTCAATTTGGATCAGCCGCACCAATAGCTGCATCGACTACAGCGGATATATTAGGTAAAGCAGGAACGACAGAACAAGCAATAAATCAAGCTGGTTTAGATGCTCTATTCGCACGAGATCAAACACGATTTAAATTACCTTTTGATGCATTAGCCTTACAATCTAACATAGTAAGTGGCTTACCCAATACGATAGGATTTAATCCGTATGGAGCTGCAGGAGGGATAAACCCATTAATCGGTTTATTTTCATAAACCATGGCAGAAACCTCTTTTGATGTATTATCACAGTTTAGTAACCCTAATTTAGATATTAAACTTACAGTTCCAAAAAAGTCGTCAGAAAATATACAAATATCAGAACCTAATGTTTCAGCAACAATGCCAAACATGGAGGATGTTTATAGTAATGTTAATCAACAATACGCTGATGCAATCTCTGATTACTATGCAGGAACCTATTTACCTATTCTCACATCTAAACAAGCGAACATACAACAGGCCAAAGACGAGTTGGGTTTTGGTAAAAGATACAAAGCTAGCGACTTTAAAAAACAAATAGAAGCAGAGTTTGGACAAATACCTAAAGCTTCTAATGGCGAAAAGGCTTTTAATATGTTGTTTGATATGTTGACTAAAACTTCAGATTATAGGGGTGCTGCAGCTGTATTTGATGTAGGTATACAATCTATAAAAGGGCAAATGGACAGAGATAAAATCCAAAAAGCAGAACAAATAAAAAGAGACTTACTTATAAGTGAGATGGCTATTAAACAAGCTAATGATATGAATCAAATCATGTTAGCTAAAGAGGGTGAACTAATTTTGAAGGGCATGGGCTATACAGAAGATATGCTATCAGAAATGATGAACTACAGTGGTGATGTTAGACTTAAAATATTTGATGCAGATATAGCAAAGGACAAAAGTATTTTTGATAATCAATTAGATAAAGAAAAAATGTTATATGAGCATTCTTTGCTTATGTTACGTAATCCTGAGAAAGCGTTCCCTACTTTAATGTATAAAGAGAAAGACTCAGACACTGTAAAAACTGTGCCTGTGCAGTTAAAACCTAATCCAGTGGATGGATCACCCATGTACATGTTAAGGAGAAGAGTTACAAACGAACAAGGACAATCATTTGATGTATTTGATCAACCTGTTCCAGAGGACTGGAGTGTTGTAGGTATATATACAGGTGACGCACCTGGGACCGAGGCCGCAGCGTTATCAAAACCATTTGGTGCAGCACAGCTCTCGGACATCGGTACAGACTATTTTGTGTACACACAAGCGGTTGATACGTTCGATCAAATTTTAGCAGAAAACGCACAAAGTATTGCTGCAGGTGATGGCCCTGTCATAGGTACAGCAGGTTATTTAAAAGACATATTTCAAAAAACAACATTTGCTGGTGTAGAATTTTTAAACACATTATCAGGCCGTGACGGTTTCGCCGGAACATTGGGAACAGATATAGAACGACTTGGTCAAACAGCTTACAACAAGGACATGGCTAACTTACGTTTAGCAGAGCAAGGTCAATTTAATATACAAGACGTGCCAGATTTTAATTCTGAAGTGGCAATAACTTACACCGTTCCTGGTGCATTAGAAAAAGGCACTGGTATAAATTTACCAGATAAAACAATAACAAAAAATACTAAGTTGTCTGATTTATTTAATCAAAGTTTTTATGAATTACAACTTGGTTACAATCCTATATTTGCTAGAAACAAAGTTAGAGAAAACTATTTAGTGTATGCGATTGCTAGAGCTTTAAAACCATCAGGACGTTTGAACGTAAATGATGTAGAAGCTGCAAGAGAAATTTTAACAATTACATCACCGTTATCATCATCTGCAGAGGTAGTCACAAAAATATCTACAATTAAAGATCTTCTAAATCAATCAGCTCAAAACTTAGTAAGATCTACCTTTATTGATGGTCAATCAGTATTAGACATAAATGAAGAATTAAGAAAAGACTATGAACAAAGGTATGGTCCACTTATTGTAGCAGGGCAAGAGCCTGTGGTTGGTCAAGGTGGTTCTAGCACCGATAATAGTGTAGGTAATCAAGGTACAACTGAATCAAATCCTGATGTTCCTGACTTTGATATAAATGTGATTGGAGGACAGTAATGCCAGAGGTAAAATTATTAGGCAAAACTTTAGACTTAGAAAACCCTAATCAGCCAACAGAACAAGATATTGTTACAATTAAAAATACTTTTAAAATACCTGAATCTTTTACATTAGATCAAACACGGAATGCTTTAGCACAAATGATAGAAGCACAGACTGCCGGATCTAGAAATATATTAGCGGACATACCAGAACAATTTCCACCAGGTAGCCCTGAATATAATAACTTACAGGCAGAAAGAATAGCAGACGTTAACAACAGAATACAATTTTCTAATGACCCTTTAAAATATGCGTCAAACAATTTAATAGATAAATTTGTAAGAATACCTGGCACCGACATATCACCCTTACCTGATGATTTAGTATCGAAACAAAGCTTTGAGATGTTAGGTGGATTTGGTGGATTAATGGCTGTTGGTGGTGTTGATTTTTTAACAAGAGGAGTTATGCGTAATCCTGGTATGTACGCAGCAGGTGAGTATGGCGGCACAATGATAGGTGGCCAAATATATGATCGTGTAAATGATTTTTTAAGATTTGTAAATAATTTAGAGCCACAACAATTGGATGAAAAGATTAGTCAGTTTGAACATGATGCATATATGAACTTAGCGTTTACGGGAGGATCTATGGTTATAGCTCCTATTTATAATGCGTTTAAAAGACAGATAGGGCAAGCAACATTTGGTATAAATCCTAAGTCTGAGAGTTATAAAAAATCTAAAGAACTAGCTGATCAATACGGCATACCTTTTAGTATTATACAAGCAACTAATTATAGATTGTGGAAAGCATATCCAAAAGTTATCGGTGTTTTTCCTTGGGTAGGTAAGCCTTTCAAAACACAACAAGAAGCCATTGACGAATCATTAAGACAGTATCTGGACAAAATGCAAAAAGGTTTAGCACCTACACAAACAATATTTAATTTATCCGGTGATATTACAAACATTTTTAAAAATAATTACAAAGACGTAAGAACAGCACAAGGTATTTTATTTGATGACTTTTATAAATATGCAGAGAGATTGCGTGGAAAAAAGATTATAGACATAACAAATTTCAAAGCACGAGCGTCTGATGTAGCAGAAAGATTTATGGGTAATACACCTGCTGGGTCACAGGGCGTTTTAAGATTCCCTGGTGATGCTGCGCAACAATCTTTTGGTCAATTCTACAATGGTTTAAAAAATTTACCTGACCAAATTACATTAGAGCAAGCAATCTCTATGCGTCAGATGTTTAGTGACTTTACAGCAAATTTCCAAGGTGCTTTTCCGGGTGGTAAAATACCAATTAAGGAAGCTAGTGCTTTAAACAAATTGTCAATGGTTTTTGAAAGAGACTTTATGACATTGAAAAATGTAGACAATGCGATAGACAAAGCTGTATTTGACGTTGCACAGAAAAAGTATGCGACCGCTGTAGATTTCTTTGCTAATACAATGTCGAGATTTGAGGGTGGTGTACCTGGTCAAATTAAAATGGCAAAACCATCAATCTTCTCACCTGGTGCAGAGTCACAAGGGTTAATGTATTCAGATGAAGCCTTCAAAGTAATATTAGAAAGAGCAAGAAATAGTAAAGAAGCTATGGATGCCTTAATTAGTTTATCTGCCCCATCATCTGCAGAATTAAAAGCTTATGCCAAGGCTGGTAATAAAGATGGCGTATTAGTAGATGGTATTGAAATATTTGTAAAAGACAACGATCCTGCAAGTAAAACGTATGAACAGTACATCAAGAAAAAAGTTTCTGTTGTATCTGCAGGTCCTAATAGTGCAAAGAAAAGAATATTAAGACAACTAATAGATGATGCATTATTTAAGAGTATAAAAGAAACACCAGCAGGCTCTAATTATCAAGACTTTATTGATGAGCGTCACGTAAGTTTAGAAGCAATAAGACAGGATGGATTGACAAAAGCTGGACCAAACATGGTTCAATATAAAGATGTGGTGTTTGGTGTAAAACAATTTGAAGAGGCTTTAGGTTTAGATAGCCCGCAGGGTATAGAAGTTCTTGAGGGACTTATTAAAGGCACAGGAACTTCAGTCGACCAAATAAGAAACTTTTTAAGAGCTGCAGACGAAGCAGGTAGTTTTGTAGTACCAGACGCATCCACATTCTTACAAAGACGATTAACACTAACAGGCTTTAGAGGCTTATTATTATTAAACGCAGGTGCTAGAGCGGCTGAAGGTGGCTTGGCACTAACTAATATTATGATACCACTTATCATGCGATATGGCTCCGAGTTATTGACTGATCCAGCGGCACTAAAATCTATGACAGAAGTTTTAGACACAAAAACAGTTACTGCTTCTAATATGACGACATTATTAAACTGGGCCGCAGGTTCATCAATGCCTAAAGATTCAGAAGAAGCTGCGCTATTGGACAGAATACAAGAGGTAGATAGTGCGGTATTTAATTTAATGAAGAATCCACAGAAAGATATAGAGTTTGATAAGGCAAGAGAAGATCAGTTTGATATGATAAGATCAGGTAGATTAGATAGTGATGAAGCTTTTTTACAAAATTATTTTAATCAACAAGCTGGACAACCAAAGATACCTGTTGTAATGCCAGAATTTACTCCTACTGACACACAACTATCTAAAGCTGTGCAGCAACAGTTAGCTACGGGCACAATCGATGATGCAATCAATCAAAAGATGTTAGAGAAAGGTTTAGGATCACTACAATAATGAATTCATTACTAGATAAAGGTGTCGTTACTTTAAACAACATACCGAACTTTAAACCACAAGGTATGATGTATGGTGGAGAACCTAGCAAGGTATTAGCAGAACCACCTCCTCTATCCATGAGAAATGGAGGCAATATAGGGGGAACGCAAACGCTTGACTACCGTAAAATAAATGACCAAGAAGTAACACCTTTTGTGAAAGAGTTTCCGTTTCAAATGAACAGAGGTAATGAAAGCATTACTAAAGAAGTTAATCCAATACCTAGTAGTGGAGATGTTCCAGAAATATTACAAGCAAGTGGTTCAGGTGTGATGGCATTGCCGTTAAGTGTACAAAGACCTATATCTTTTGGTGGTATAACAAGTCTTGCAGGTGGGGGACAACCAGGATATGGTCTTATGGGATTAATGATGAACACATATGAAGGAATGATATAATGATAGAAATTACAGATGCACTTCGTGACCAGGTACGTCACCATGAAGGTGTACGCACTCAAATGTATCTCGATAGTTTGGGGAAGGCCACGATCGGAATAGGCCACCTTATACTTCCGCATGAAAGAGAAAGATATGCAGAAGGCGTAGAGATTACCATGGAAGAGGTAGAAGAGCTCTTCGATATAGACTTAAACAGAGCAGCAGCGGGAGCTGATGAACTGATAGCTGAGAAGATTGGACACGATCTACCTCAGGTCATAGGTGAAGTCTTGGTTAACATGTGCTTTCAGCTGGGAAAAAATGGTGTCTCTAAGTTTAAGAACATGTTTAGATGCATGAAAGAAGGTGA